CTTCGTGGTCTTGAGGACCCAAATCTTGATCTTCGTTAACTGATTTTTTATTCATATATCTATTTATCTTTTTGTCAAAGAGCCGCCCGAAAGCAGATTACCGCCCTTTATATCTAAGGCATTTGGAGCGGTTCCGTCCTTGCGTTTTTTAGGCTGTTTTCCTTTAACATTAGGATACACTACGCCTACAGACACATTGGCTTCTGATGTACCGCCTGCTGTAGCTGTTTCTTGTACAATGTCTTTAATTTTCATTTAATTTCTCTTACATTACTTACTAATGCTGTTTTACCGTACTGTGCTTTTATTAATCGTCTAGCCATTTCCTGATTTTTAGCGGTCACTGTAGTATCTATAATTTGACTATAGCTTGCTTGTTTTATTTTTACCTTAGCAGCAAAAAATTTAAATTGATTAGTAAGCTCTTCAATTCTCATACACTATTTACCAGATTTCATATTGGCACACCAATGATACATTTTTGCCTTTTCACCGCCGGATTTTTTAGCTTTTGCTCGAAGATCTGCAACAGAACCAGAACAGCTAGCACCTGCTTTTTTTACACGTCCTGGACGACTTTTACCTTTTACTTTTCCGTCAGCAAAGTTTTCACCTACTCCGCCACCGTCGCTGCCGCTGGATCCACCATCGCCACTGTAGCCGGCATAGTATCCATACCCGCCGTAAGGTCCGGGACCGTAAGCAGCCCAACGTGGTTTTTTACGTTTCTTACGCCTGGCTTCTGTGATAAACTCAAATGCTCTCATCTTTGTCACCGCTGGTATGTACAGCAATCATCTTGCCGCGATCTAAACTTTGTAGTTTTTGTGGTTCATGTTTCTCTTTACCTTGAGCAACACGCCGAGCACGTTTAAGCCCGTCTAATATTATTTTGAGACTGTCCTCGTCTGCTTGGTATTTGATACCAATGCCGCCTGCGGCTTCCCAAGCTGAAATGTTACTGCCACGATCGTCTATTAGTACGTTTGGCATACCATTGCTGTTTTTAGCATACTTGGCTTTATTAGCAACAATAAAGATATGTTTAGGTTGCGGATTAAGATGTTTCTTAATCCAGATGTTTTTGTACTTTGCTGACCCTTCGTGATCGCCACGCAATGGGCTAGAACAGATATTGTATGATCCAGCAGCGTCTACTACTATGTCTAATAGTTTGTCTGCTGTAGGAAACTTAGGCAATCGAGCAAAGAAATCTGTGCCTACCATTTTATCCAATGTAGGATCTACTTTAGCAGGAGGAATATCTCTGTAACTGCCGGTATGTACGCCTGCTAGTTTTGCGTATTCCGTAAAGAAGTCAGCAACAACTCCGTCCATATCAACATAGACTTCCATGCCTTCTGGTAGATTTAAATCTTTAGCTCGCATCTAAGTGTCCTGGAGGGCAACAAAATCTAGGATCGCACCACTCGTATTGCAAATCACTAGCATAGACTAAACTAGTACTATAGATTGCTAAACCTAATATAATATTAGTGAGGACTGTAAGGGTTTTTTGGAGAGTCATAACCATCGTCCTCTGGGTATACTGGATAGTTGTTTGGGTTCATACTGAAAAGCTGCTACCGCAGCCGCAGGTTGATTGAGCATTAGGATTAGTAATCACAAACTGACTGCCTGAGATATCTTCTTTGTAGTCTATTGCTGCCCCGGTGAGATACTGCATGCTCATAGCATCTACTACTACTTTGTGTGTGGCGTCAAGTTCAAATTCAAAATCATCTTCATTTTTTATTTCGTCAAAGGTAAAGCCATAACTGAAACCAGAACACCCGCCGCCTTGCACAAATGTTCTTAACATGAGATTGGGATTGTTTTCTTCCATGAGAAGATCTATTACTTTATTTTTTGCTGATTCGGTTATTTCAACCATTTTGTTTTCCTATAGGTTTTTCGCCTGTCATATAAGGCAAGCTAAACCATAACTGAAACCATTCGGGCGTACCGGGTCTAATATTATGTTTTTTCATTAGCTGGCCTTTTTCATTTCCTGTTAGACTTATATTGCTACCCTGTTCGATTGTGTAAGGTTGAAATCCCTTAAACTCGTTAATCCCAGCAAGTCGTTTTAGCGTACTAATGTCCATTATTCAGTAGCAGGTTCGCCAGTAACTGCGATAGTCCACTTCTTACCAGTAGCTTGTGATTTCTGTTGAGCCATAGCATTTAACTGACGTAAGTGATCTCTTTCTTTATAGTCGTCAGCATATTGTCCACGACCTTTAATTATTTTCCATTGCTTACCGTTAATGTAGATAGCAAAGTTGTTTGGCGGTTCAGTATTACCCTCGTCCCAATCTTCTGGATCTCTTGCTTCCATACTTACTTCCTCGGGGAACACACGTTTTGCGACTCCGCCCATGTGAGATATTCTAGAATGTTGTGTAACAGTAAATCTTTCATTTGGCTGTTTAGACTTCAGAGTTTCAAATGCTGTTTTAGCTTCTTCGTATGTAGCATAAGCAGGACCAACACCATCCCATGCTCTAGGTGGCATTTCTAATTCAATATCTCGTTTGGTTTGATGACGCACTCTAAAGTAATGTGGATCTTCACCGGGATTAAGCTCTACGGTGCTTTCGGCCATTTCTTTATTTTTGTGTTTTACATCACCTTGTTTGGCTGCTTTCTTTTTGTCTTTATGGACGCCAGCACCACTGGTAGTTTTCATAGCATTTTTAGCAACAAAGTTACGAGGTTTATTTGCTGGTATAAATTCTTTTGCTTTCATAATTATTCCTGTGATTCAATCCATGGTTCTAAATATTTTCTAAGTATGGAGAATAATTCTTTAGAAGAACCTTGTAAATTTTGTGGCAACCCTGATTTAAAAGATTCAAAATTATTATCTATAGCTGCCTGTCTCATTTTACTAGCACTCATTCCTTCAGCACCTTCAGCATCGGGATCTCGTTCCCCGCTGGAGATTATCTTAATAGAATCAAAATTATAATCAATTCCGTTTTGTTGATTGAGTAATTGCTCAAATTCTGGAACACGATCTTGTCCGCACACATGAATTACATTATTAAAACCTTGAGTTTCTAATAATTTCATCATCTCTATAACAGTTTTGACTGATGTATCGCCGATGCTGATATTTGGAAATGCCTTTTGTACAAAATTTAATTTAATATCAAATGGCAGCGGATTAGACAATCTTGTTTGATTCTTTCCAGTAGCCTTGTGTGTTTGTGACACGAATAGAAAATGAGCATCGGCTTTTTGTTTTAATACCGTATTAACTAGTTTTTGGTGACCGATTGTAGGCGGGTTCATTCTACCGAATGTTACGGCTACAGTTTTTCCAGGTTGTTCAAATAACTCATTAATTCTCATAGTCGCCACGTTCTATAAATTTACTTTGTTCTTCAGCAAATCTTTTACAGATTGCTTCTATAACTTCATTAGTAAAAATGTCTTCTTTAATGTCGTTGAGATCGTATTGTTCGCAGTATTTAGGAATAGCAGCACCAACAGTGTCATGATATAACTGATACTGATCGGCCATGCCGCCTAACTTTTTGTGTTGTTTAATTGCAGGAAACAGCGATTGACTTGTAAGTTCGTCATCGCTATCAATAAAAAATTTCAAATCCGATACGTAATCAATATCAGAATCTAATCTTGCGTCTTTGTTTTCGGTCTCTGAACCAAATAATTCAAACAATCTCATTACCAGCTCCTACAAGACCAGTATCTCGCTTTCCAACGTGGACCTGGATTTTTACAATTATGACGAGCACGGAATGATTTTCTACGTGCTGGGTTTGATTTTTTAATACGCATTTTCTTATCGCCAAAGTTTACCTTGACAATATTGCCATTTGGCTTACGTACATACACTTTTGATTTTTTGACATCGCCTGCCATCTTTTTACCTAATGGAACTTCACGTCCTTGGTACTCGGCTTCGTCAACATCGTCTTCTTTGATCTTCTCGCAATCGTTTACACGCTTGCCTGCGTTCTTGCCAGTGCCTGGTTGGGTACCAGTCTTCCTATAACCTTTCCAACATTTTTGCGGTCCAGCTACACCTTCTTCTAATTCGCCTTCTAAAAATTGTAATCCTTCGTTGGCTAGCATTTCTAATGCGGGATCATCTAACTCAATGACAATGCCATCTTCTAAAATATCTACAATTTCAGTAGCAATCTCAAAATCTTCAGAAAAACTAATACCGAAGTCATCACCGACTTCAAAAATACCGGCAGATTGAGCTTCCTTTTCAAGATCTGATCTACGTTGATCAATGGCCGCAGAAATCTCTGGATCTTGCCCAGCAACCGGATCAGCTTCTAAATCGTCAAGGGCTTGTTTTTTAGCCTCGTAGTCACCTTTAGGATCGCGGGGATTTAGTTGTGATTCGGAAACTATAGAATATAATTTGTTTAAAATGTCACGCATAGTATCTCTCATAGAATGATACTATATTTATCGCATGACTAAATGAACTGGAAAATGATTTAATCTTGTAAAACTAGGTTATAGACCGTGCCAACCACGTTAGAATTCTTTAATCTTAGCAATAACAGGGTCTTGTCGTCGTCAACTAACACGTATCTACGATCCCAGTTCCAGTTAGTGGCGTAAAACCATCTTTCGACAGCTTCGGATATAGAAATGCCAGGCATACCTTTGATCCAGCTAATGTATCTTAGCTTTTCGTCAGAGTCTTCCATCTTGTGCGGTTTTAGATATACCCGCATTTTAAACCTACCCTGCGGGTATTTTTTAACTAATATTGTTTTCTTGTCTGATAATGCTTGACCGGTAGGATCATCTGGTTTTTGTGCGTATCTAACTTTATTAGGTAGTGTATTGACTAATGTGTTAAAAATTGGTTCTTGATTAGTGTATACATCGATAATGTCTGTTTCAATACGCATATCGTAACTATCGATAGTTAGAGTCTTTAAAAAACCAGTTAGCGTCAACAACTCTTCTCGATTATCAATAACTTTCTTGTAATAATGACTTGCTGATTTGATACTATTAATTTTTTCTTCAAGATCATCAAATGCCTTGTGTCTAACAAAGGAAGCACCCGGGAGGGCATAGCTAACTTTGTATAGCCACTTGCCGTAAAATAGTTTTTTAGTTGGTTTGTAATGTATCATCTTTAATTAGCAGAGCACCATCAAGGATTTTTCTATGATGTTTAAACGCTTTCTTTTCAAACTTATCAAGTTCTTCTTCAGATGATTTTAACACAAACTCTAGCTTATTGTCAACTACATTGACAAATACTCGTCCACCATTTTTTAGCTCACCAAACAGTATTTTTCTGCTTAATGGGGATTTGATTTCATTATCAATCAAACGATTCAACGGTCTAGCACCCATTTTAGGATTGTACCCTTGTTTTGCTAACCAATCTCTAGCATCTTCTGTAAGGATAATTTCGACACCTTTGTCTTTGATCTGTGTGTTAAGTTCACGCATAAACTTATCTACAATGACTCTTACTGTTTCGGATGACAATCCGCCAAACTTAACAATGGCATCTAAGCGATTACGGAACTCGGGAGCAAAGAACTTCTTAACTGCTTTGTCATCTTCGCCGTCTTTAGACAAATCACCAAAGCCAATTGTGTTTTTCTCGTTGTCAGCAGCACCTAAGTTTGAAGTCATAATCAAAATACAATTACGTCCGTCAGCTTGTTTACCGTTTGATCCAGTTACAAAACCGTTGTCCATAAATTGTAACAAAATATTAGACACATCGGGGTGAGCCTTTTCTATTTCGTCAAGTAATAGCACACAGTTAGGAGTTTCTTGTAGCTTGGTAATCAATTGGCCTGCGTTATCTTCAAAGCCAACATACCCTGGAGGAGCACCAATGAGTTTAGCAACACTGTGCTTCTCTTGATATTCACTCATATCAAATCTTACCAATGGCATAGCCATTTTATCTGATAGTTGTTTAGCAGTTTCTGTCTTACCACATCCTGTAGGTCCTACAAATAAGAAACATCCCACAGGTTTATTAGGCTGTTTCATTCCTGCTTGTGCTACAAAGATCTTATCTAACAAATTGCGAATAGCCACGTCCTGGCCAAACACTACGTTTTTAAGATTGTCTTCTAAGTCACCTAAGTTTTTAGATTCTTTTTCACTTACAGTTTCAAACGGCATATTAGTCATCTTGCTGACTTCAAACATAACTTGTTCTAGATCAACAATGTTGCTTCCGTCTGTTTCTATGTCTTTAATTTTGAATCGAGCAGCAGAGCAGTCAATAATATCGATGGCTTTATCTGGTAATTTCTTATCAGGCATGTATTTGATACTCATCTTTACTGCTTGTTCGATAGCAGCATCAGTGATTTTAACACTGTGAAATTGCTCGTAGTACTTGCGAATTCCTTTAATAATTTTAACTGTTAGTTCTGGTGTAGGCTCGTCAACTGTAACACGTTGGAATCGACGCATTAACGCACGATCCTTTTCGAAATGCTTGCGATACTCTTCCCATGTTGTTGACGCAATAACTTTCATTGTGCCTTTGGTTAACATAGGTTTTAAAATATTAGCAAGATCGTTAGATGACCCATTAGCTGCCCCAGCACCCTGCATCATGTGTGCTTCATCGATGAAAAGAATAATTTTACCTTTCTTTTCTAACGCAGTTAACACAGCTTTAATTCGTTCTTCAAAGTCGCCACGATATTTTGAACCGGCAAGCAACGCACTGATGTCTAAGGTGTATACTTGATGATCAAGAATAAACTTAGGAACTTTCTTTTCAAAAATCTTACGAGCCAGCCCTTCTGCGATAGCAGTCTTACCAACACCTGGTTCACCAATAAGTAATACGTTACACTTTGATCTACGTGCTAGAATTAATTGAATTTTTTCTAGTTCGTCATCTCGACCAATTACGGGATCAATTTTTCTTTGTTTTGCTAAAAGGCTAAGGTTTGTACAGAACTGATTAAGAATTTTATCCAACTGATTTGTATTAAGTTTTGGTTGGCGATCTTCGTCTAATTCAATTTCGTTTTCAAATTTTGATTGGAAATATTCAATTAGCCTTTCTTTTGTAATGCCAGCTTTAGTCATGTAGTAAAAACTAAAACTTTTTCTTTCACCAATTATAGCAATCAGCACATCTTCAACTTCAATAACTTGGCGGCCACTAAACAGTGCTTGGGTAAATGCTCTGTTGAGCACTCGCTCTACTGATGTAGTTCTTTTAGGTTTCTGGGTCGATGCCCCTGTTCTAATATCTTCTAATTTTGTTTTGAGAAAATGCTCAAGATTTACTTTAATAAACTCGCTGGCAAATTTTGCCTGGGCAAGACTATTATATGTTTCTGGGTCTAAAATAATTGAAAATGTTAAATGTTCAATAGTAATATATTCGTGTTCGAGTTGTTGAGCAATGTCGATTGCTTTTTCAAAGATTACTTGTAATTTTTTACTTGGTTCTAGCATCGGTTATTTTCTCTTGTTAATTTTTTTCATAGCTAATTGTAACTTCATTTGCGATACTCTGTCAACGAAGCAGATTCCGTTCAAGTGATCGAACTCATGTTGAAAACATCGTGCTATTAACCCGTCCATCTCTGCGGTAATTGTTTCACCTTGGCTGTTCTGATATTCTGCGATAATTGCCTTAGGACGTTTGATCGTTAGCCATAGGCCTGGATAACTTAAACACCCTTCTTTAAATAGTTCAGTGTCCTTGCTGATCTCAATAATTTTAGGATTAAACACAGCCATTGGCTCGTAGCCTGGGATGTGTTTGCTACCGATCACGAATACATTTTTAGTAACACCAATTTGATTAGCTGCTAACCCAATACCATTATTGGCCAGCATAAACTCTATCATTTCTTTTTCTATCTCGGGAGCATTTAGATCAGAGCTAAAACTCCAGTCAGTACTTACTTCTGTTAGACTGTTGTGTGGTCCTAATTTAAATGCCATTTTTTAAATCCTCAATGGTTTTTCTTTCTTGATCAGACAAGGTTTTTGGTATCTTAATACGCACCTTAATCAACGCAGCACCCCTAACTCCAGATCTTGGATGAGGGAGTCCTTCGCCTTTACAACTAAACACAGTTCCTGGTTGTGTACCAGCCGGAACATGTATGCTTAATGTTTTCTTTTCTAAAGTTTCAAATACTACTTCTGTGCCTAACAGAGCATCCCATACATTAATCTCTTTCTCAGCAATAATATTAGACCCGTCTCTTCGCCAAACGTCGTGCGGTAAAACTCTAACAGTAACTATTAGATCGCCCGGCGGCATCTTAGAAAGGCTGTGATCTCCCATACCCGGGTATCTAATTTGTATGTTATCGTCAACTCCGGCAGGAATATTAATAGACACTAATTTTCTTTGTCCGTTTTTAAAACTAACTTCAGCATCAATTGCTTTGCCAACTAACACTTCTTCTAAAGTTAACGCAACAGTAGCACCTATATTATTATTACGTTGTGGTTGGTTAAATCCAAATCCAAAATGCGGGCCGCCAAAGAATGTTGAAAACACATCTTCGTGTCCTCCCATACTGTGAGCAAAATGCGATTGGTGAGGATTATCATACTCGTATCTTTTATTTTCATCGCTAAGAGTACGGTATGCTTCTTCAATTTCTTTAAACTTATTAGCATCACCACCGCGGTCAGGATGGTGCTTCATAGCCAAGCTACGATATGCTTTTTTAATTTCTTCTTGATTAGCGTTTTTGCCAATCCCTAGTATTTTATAGTAGTCTGTCATAGATGAAAAAAGGTATAGTAGTAATTATACTATACCTTTGTAATTAAGTCAAAGAGTGATTACTTCTTTGTTCCTTCTGGAATTTTAGTACCTTCAAACTTTTCACGAACCTTTACAGTTGTGCAGTTTTGTTTTGGCTTGTTGGTCTTTGGATCCATTACTGGTTTACCGTCTTTGCCTTGTACATCTAAGCACACTTGTTTAGTCTTTGGAGCAGGCGCTGCGTCTTTTTTAACTTCTGCTGCTACTTCTTTCTTTGGTTCTTCTTTGGCACAGGCTGCTGTACCGATTACCATCATACCTGCAAAAATTGCTGTTGTTAATAATTTCATTTTATTTTTCCTTTTTAGCTAACATGGCTTGAACTTTTTCTTGTACGGCTTTTGCCCAGAAAGGTTGTGGAAAATTCCATCCTACAAATGCTCCTACTGCTACCCATAATAAAATATCTAACATGTAAAATCTCCTTTATAGTTCCGGTTCAGGCGGTTGAATAGGCTTACGTAGCACTATTGGTTTTGTTTCTACAGGCTGAACCGGCCCTGTAGCACTCATCATTTTTTCTTGTGTACGACCATAAGCAGCAATACCCAAGATAGCACCCATGGCCATATGAAACAAGCCTGCTCCTTTCAGAGTAATGGGATCCCATTGTGTTAAAACTGTGCCTGAATTTGTTGCTTGAATAATTGACCACAGTACTGGAAATACAGCAAAATCTAAAATACAGATAAACATGTAGGTCCACCCCATGGCCGGACGCCACTTTCTATTCATCCAATCTTCGTGTACTTTTGCGGTCATTTTACGCTGTCAAAATTTTGTTTTTGTATTTCATACCATTCCTTCCAAAGTTCGCTTTTAAATTGGCATTCGTGGTATTGACTATAATTTTCAGTTACTACTTTTAAAACTTCACTCATTTTAGTTGTACCTTCCGGCACATCTTTTAAATTAGGACAAATTTCTATTAGTTCCTTTGGAACTTCTGGAAAATTTCGTTTAACAGGAGTAGATAAACATCCTGTTAGTAATATTGTAGTTGCTAGAATTAGGACTATTTTCATTTTTGTCCTCTTTCAGGTTTTTTGGCTGCTTCATTTAAAATGTTTATAGCCTCCGGAGCTACTTCGCATTTTGCATCTACAATTTTTTCAACTTCTTTAATTTTTTCTTGTACAACTACTTGAGTGTCTTTAATTACTTTTACTCTGTCTCTATATTGTACAACAATTTTTTCGTTGATTTGTTTAGACTTTTCTTCAGACTCTTTTATCTTAGCCTCAAGTTCAGCAACTCTTTCTCTCCAGGCCATCTCAACTCCGTAGCCACCTTTAAAATACAACCCAGCAACTAACAAAACAGCACTGGCAATTTGTAATAAAAGATGGTATGGAGCAAGAGCAGGAACCCACCGAACTATCCTATGTATGACAAAGAAGGATAAGAAAGCACTGACGGCACCAACTACTAATAAAATATTAACAGCGTAGGCCAACAGACTATCAGGAATCCAACCTATCATCCAAAACATTAATGTACTCCAAGAACGTGTAGAGCGTGGTTAAAGTGCTTGATACGATCTTCAAGACCAATAGTACCGCCGTTGATACGCTTAGTCAATGTAAGAATGTCTTTCTTATCTGCCCATTGATTAAGATTATTTTGTTCCCAGAACCAGCAAGCTGATTGTACAGCACCTTCGAACGTCTGTAGGTACTCTGGAATTTCTTCTAATGGTGTATCAATAGCTGCGGCAAACAATGTATAGTTGTTCTTACCAGTCAACTGAATGAGTCCACGGCCTAGATACTTAAATCCATCGCCGCTGGCCTCGTCGCCGTTGCCCATACGATTAGCATAGATTCGGCTAGCAATAGCTTGTTGTTTGTTAGGACGATTGGCATAGTCATTGGCTGTAGCATCGTCTGTAAAATATTTAGGAAACACTGATCTTAAACTTTTTGCTTTATAATTTAAATTTTCTTTTAAGAATTTAAATCCGCCTGATTCATGAGCACACTGAGCTATGAAGGCTGCTACTCGTGCTTCAGTATTAATATCATACACTGGCAATATTTCAGACAATGCTGAATGCCAATTGTCAAGATACGGGTTAGCACCTATCATTTCTTTTAGATGTTCTTTTTTAAAATCAAAAGTAAAGCTCATTAGAATTCCTCCATTTTAATAATCATAGATTTCTTTCCGTCTTCAAGGACAAATTGATCTCCGTATTTGGTAATGTTAAAGTCACCTAAGACTTTTGTAAGCCACATTACTTCAGCCATGCTCTTAGTATCGATCTTTACTGTTTCAGTAATTTTTACTTGTAATTCATCAACCTTTCCAAACTCAACTAGGCTAAAACTAAGTTTGCTACCAAAAGGTTTTATAACTGTAATTTTGTTGCCTTCGATGATTAGTTCATTCTTAAATGTTTTGGAAAAGAATCTTTTGATACTTTCGACTCTGATATTTTCAACCATCATGTCGTAGGCATCCGGTGTTCCGGGAATTAACGATCTAAGACTTTGTTCGTCTAGTGATTGAAATCTATTATTTTTATGATACTTGAATTTCCATTCATTAATATTAGTTAGCCTTTTAACTCCATCTAACAGTTCTTGAATATGTTCGTATACAGCCGGAGTTCTTTTTAACTCTACAAAAATATGATACATGCCGTCTTTGTCTTCGCCAGCACTGACATCGGCGTCTAACACAAAACCATAACCTTTTTCAATAAACTCCATCATGTCTTTCGCTGGCCCGCGTTCTCTAGCTCTGAACGACACAACACAGACATCACGGTCTTCGCCCATTTTGCTTTTGAAAGAATCGACTTCAAAGTTATCAAAGACCATATCAACAAGATCGTTGGGTCTCAATCCTTCACTAATTTGTTTCATTATTGTACTCCTCCGTCAACTGGCTCAGATTGACTTTGTTGAGAAGGAGGAACAGCAGTTGTAACACCAGCCATTGGGCTCTCAACTTTATTTTTTGCTAATTTTCTGTAACCTTTATCAATGTCAAACATTAATTTTTTAGGCATACGGATTTCAACAATCCATATAGACTTGTGATCAAGTTTACCTTTCTTAGTTCCTGGACGAATATCGTCAGGAGTTTTAATTTTTCTAACTTCAGTCATTTCATCTTTTTCAAAGAACACTCTACAACCGTAGTCTAACAACCGCATACCGCCCTTAGGATTAGGCATGTCTGTTTCAGGCCACATAAACTTACAAGTAATGTAATATCTAGATTCTTCGGGACCTTCAATTAGTTCGCCATCGATCCAGTTTTCGTAAACATATAGATCTAGCTCATCTAATACCCGCTCAAAGTCCTTTAAAATGTTTAAAGAATTGTTTGAGCCATAGATATTTTCTATATTTTGAAGTATTTCTTTGGTATCACGCATGTTTTAAGTCTCCAATAATATTTATCGCAAAAAAATTATCTTAAGTTATTATTATTTGAATTTTATCTTAAATAACATTGTGTTCGGTCACGGACACAACGGTTGAAAGGTCCGTGCCTAACACTTAATCAGGAGGCTATCCTTTGAGAAAACAAAGAAAATCAGTCAAAAATCTAGCTGTGCAAGAGCAGGATAACGTAGTTCAAATAAATAAGTTCCTTCCAAAAAAGAAAAATAGGGTAACAATATATCCTAAAAACCTCAATCAAGAGAATTATCTTCTCAAACTCCAAGAAGAACAGAAAAACATAGTATTTGCTATTGGGCCAGCGGGCACGGGTAAAACTATGTTGGCCTGCCAGTGGGCAGTCAAGATGTTCCAAGATGGCGAAGTTGATAAAATTGTGGTTACTCGTCCTGCTGTAAGCGTGGACGAGCAGCATGGATTTTTACCAGGAACCCTACAGGAGAAAATGCAACCTTGGACTCGCCCGATTTTTGATGTATTTGAAGAATACTATTATGCTAGAGAAATAGAAAACTTTATAAAAGAGGGGGTGATTGAGATCAGTCCTTTAGCATATATGAGAGGACGTACATTTAAAAAGAGTATTATTATTGCTGACGAGATGCAGAATGCCACGCCTAGTCAAATGAAAATGTTATTAACTAGAATTGGAGACGGGTCTAGAATGATAGTTACCGGCGATTTGCAGCAAGCTGACCGTCCAAGCAGCAATGGGCTACTTGAATTTTTAAAACTGTACGATAATTTTAAAAATCACAAACATGTCGATATCTGTCAGTTTAGTGTTGAGGATGTAGAACGACACGAAGCTGTTAGAGAAATCCTAGCAATCTATGGAGATCACGACGGAAGGTAAGGCAAAAGGGTAGGACCAATAACTTTTTTGTAGAACTCCAACATGTCTTTATAAGATGCGTTGGGGTTCAATTCATTTTTTAATACTGCTTTTTTCTTAAAGTCTAAAATTACTTTGGCGGAATGTCTGTTTTTGAATTTTACACTGTTTTTAAACTCAGTAAGTTCATTATATTTTCCATCATCTCTTTGATGGTAAGACACTAGCATGTATCTGTATTTCAAAATTCCACCTGTTCTACTTTGACTCCTGATTTTTCAAGAAACTCAACACCACCAGTATCCCTATAAGGGTTCCTATATAGAACACTGCCAATACCACTTTGGTAGATAAGTTTGGCACAGTCCAAACATGGAGCATGGGTAATAAACATAGTAGCACCCACACCACTGTTGTGAGACTTAGCCAGTTTTGCGATGGCATTAGATTCCGCATGTAACACCTCTGGTTTTGTTTTTAATCCGTAACGTACATTGCGACCGGCACCATCGTGCCATCCTTCGTAAGGATACTTGGCCTCAATCTCTTCGGGATCAAGCCAACCACCTGCTCCGGGATCAAATACTTTATCTTCGCAGTTGTTATCCCACCCAGCCGGCATGCCGTTGTATCCATAACTAATAACTGAGTCATCTTTTACAATAACGGCACCAACTTGTAATCGCATAGCATGGCTGAGCTTAGAGCAACGTATTGCCCAGTCCATATACAGTTGAATAAATTTAAATTTCATTAGATTAATTTAGCAAGTTTAACTAATGTAGCAGACAGATTGATCTCCGGATCCGAAATTAATGTGTGATCAACTAACCCTTGTTTGATAATAAGAATAGCAGAGTCTTGTTTTGCCTCTTCGCCAAAAATTTCTAGGTTGTCGTATAACCAACGATACACTTCTTCCATTTCTTCGGCACGTAGTTTTCCGCAAAGCATTTTACGGGCATCGGAAATTTTTCCTGCTTTAAACAACGCAACCATTTCAAACTTCCAATCGGATTCGCCTTGGTCACCTTTGCTTGGTGCTAGCAGTTTTCCTTCGTTGACATTTTGTTGAGTCAAGTTAATACATTTTCTAAGATCTGGATAAGTTACTTTGACATAATCGTCTAGCGTGTCAAGATCGAATTCCACATTCTCTTCAACAAGAATAGTAGCAACACGAGCGGTAAACTCAGTAATATCCGTTCGCTCAACGTGAAATCCTTGACATCGTGAGTGTAAAGCAGGGATAATACGATTAGGGTAGTTACAGGTGAGGATGAAACGAGCAGTCGCATGGTACTCCTCCATGACCCCACGTAACGCTGCTTGAGCATTCGGACTAAGATAATCAGCTTCATCTAACAGTACCACCTTGAAAGGTCCAAACGGAATCATCTGGACAAAATTTGTAATTTTATCACGGACATCATCTACTGAGTTTGTACGTGATGCGTTGATCTCTAGTACATCATAATCTTCAATGCCTAGTTCGTTAATAAGAATTTTTGCTAGGGTGGTTTTACCAATGCCAGCACTACCGCTGAGCAACAGATGCGGAATACTTATGTCCTTGATCCAGGTTTCAACTTGTTTTCTTTGATGTCCGTCTCTAAACACATACCCACTTACTGTGTTAGGACGGTATTTTTCTACCCATAGCTCTTTCATTATTTTACCTGTTTAATAATTTCGTCGGCTGCGTGGCTAGCACGACTTTGTTCTACACTGAGTGCGTGTAAACGATCTGCTATATCACGCATATCGTCTGATAATTTGCCTTTGCCTATTTCGATTTCTACCAATCGAGCAATGTCGTGTAATTTTATTACAGCATCTACTAGTTCTAAATTTCTCATATCTTTATTATACAGAAAAAAATAAGGCCAGTCAAGGCCCTATTTAAGTATTGGCTAATTTATTTGACAAACGGTTTTAGATCTGGAGCCACCCAACCTAACGGTTTTAGCACTTTTCCATCTTCACGCTTGCGTACTTTGCCAGTGTCTTTGTCGATCTTGGCAAAGTTAGTTGACATAACTTCTTTCCAAGCACCTTCGGCATCTGCGCCCATTGAATGAATAGTACCTATAGTAACAACTAAAATATCAATCAGTGCATCGAGTGTTTCAATTTTATCATGATTGTTGATAGCAACTGCTAGCTCTTTTGCTTCTTCCTCAATCAAACCAAGATACATATTAAATTGATTTTGATTAAATTCACCTACGGTCTGATCACACGCCCGCATAAATTTTTCTTGATCGCGAAATGGGTTAGACATTATTTCTCCTTAAGGATTTTAATTATACGCTTTTGTTCTTGTTCTTTCAACCATCGCTCCTCTATTTCACCAAATTCTGGAGCTTCGGCTAGAGCATCGTCAACTAGTTTTTTAATCAAGAATAGATCTTTTTTACATTCAAACGAGGTAAACCCGTCGTTGTACATGCTAGAACATTCACGAGACAGCGAACGAATTTGATTTGCGATGTCAGCCGGGTCCCAACTTTTTCTAAAACCCATTAGGATTTAACTAGCGGAATGTAAATTTCATCCGATGTTGGTGGCTCATCAGATACTGCCAACATACAGGATATATCAACCTTGCGGATAGTCTTAATACTATCACCGTCGTCAATTTCTAATCCTCTAGTCCAACGACCGTGTTCGATAAGTACCCACTGACCCTCTTTAACATCTGTTTGTTCGGGTCCAACTTTGTACACTTGCCCCCACCGAGGCTTAATACCATGGACCTTACCGTCATCGGACTTTAAAATAATACCTGAGCTAGTCTTTTGTTCTCCAAATTCCATGTCGGTAATTAGAACACTATCATGAATAGCTTTAAGTTTTACTTTTTTTGGTTCGTATGCAGCCATGTTATTCCTTTGCTTTGGTTTCTGCTTTTACACTCTTAGAATTTTTTTCGTAGTATTCTGCTACAATTTCTTCACGCTTTTTAACAATTTTACCGCCAGGGCCTAGTTCATCGCCACGAGCATTTACTCTTGCGTTGCCTACAGCTGGAGTTAATTCATTTACTAGGGCAAGTTTCTCCATGTCAACCTCTTTGCCCTGCATAGTTCTATATGTTTTTCCCATGTTATTCTCCTTTGAAAAAGTCCGATATAGGAAGATCGTACTTTACACTATCTATTTTATGTATCCCTATTAGATACAAACAGTAACTAGAAACGGAGCTTCCTCGCCCAACTCCCCATACTATATTGTTTTTTCTTAGGGTATCTACTAGATATTTCATAACCTGTAGTACGTCTATCATATCGTATTTGTTAAACAGAGCAATTTCATCAATTACTCTTTGATAATTTTCTTTTGGACATTGATTAATTAAAAATTCTTCAATGTCTAAGTTTTGGTATTCCTTGGGTATAAACCAATTCCTGCCCACAGGTTCTGACAACATTGGTTGAGGATATAACAGTTTTTCTACTGCTATTCTTTCCAGATAATTTTCAATATTTGGATTTGTTTTTTCCGCAAGGCAGTCCTCCAAGATATCTGGACCGTATTTTAATATACCTTGTATTAGCTTATTTTCTGTATTAGTCAACATTGATCAACTGACCCAAATCCTCATTAGTTACATTATTAGTAGACGACATTAGTTTCGCTTGTCTTTTTCGCAACTCGTCTCTATATATTGTAACAAATGTTGATAGCTGTGTCAAGAGATCAGGGTTACCTAATCTTGCTGCTTGATAGTATTTTCTAGTCAATTCAACTAGCTTGGCCTCTACTTCGGAGTCCTTTAATTGACTAAGATCGCCTTCAAGTGGGTGGAACATTATGCGAATGAACCTAGATAGTTTAGGAAAATAATTCTTCCTAGTAATCCCGGGTCTTGGCTTTTTGATCTAGTAATAACTTCGATCAAAATTGGATTAGCAGTGCTAGAAACTGTTAGTGATGTTGGAAAATTACTGCTCTTCTTAATTGGATAAGCACCATCAGTAAAAAATGCTGTATTATATGTGCCGCCGTCTGACAGCAGTTCAATTGTAACTTTGTTAACGTTGTTATTTGAAAAACCTTCAAATTCAAATGTGACATCATCATCCAATCGATAAACTTGATAATCGGCATTACTAAAATTAATTGTAATTCTATTATTAATTCCAGAGCCAGTACCGTAGTTGTTTAAACTATTTTGATTTTGCTTGAACACTGCGTTTGATAAAAACTTTTCATTAAAGCTATTATCTGTGTCAATCTTTGCTGTGTTGTTAAGTAATCCTTCAACTTCTGTTTTAGCAGTACTTAACGCAGTTTTAATGTAAGAGAAGTTATCTCTAAATCCTTGGGTATCGTTGTCTACTCCAGCAACTGGATATGATTCGTCAATTGCTGTTGCGTTAATATTACTTAATGTTGGCATCTTTTATCTCCACCGTATAGGTATTTATTGTCTAAATCTGTCTGCTTCAAAAGTAGGAAATGCGAGATATTTATCCTCTAACTCACCGTCTAAAGAATCAATAATATAACGATCTACTTCAAAGTCTAAAATCTTAAAATCAAATCCGTTTTTCTTTATGTTCAAAATAATGTCATCACCTGTGTCCGGTTTGGCAAAACACAATGGCAATGCACTAACAAATCCAGGCTCAGCGAATTGATCTTCTTGAATACTTCTCATCCACAATGGCAAGTATGATCGATCTCGTAGACCAGTGCCTTTGATTTTTTTACGCATGTTTTTAACAGAGTTAGGAAACACACGCTGATAATCGCTGTCGCTAGCTAATGGAATATTGCTGCTGACATCTATTCTGGTGTTGTTAACTAAAAATTTACTGTTTATATTATCACGTAAACTAACTACATCAGAAATACTTTTATTATTTTTAATTAATGAATCGATGATATCTACATATATTACTTCATACACAACTTCCTGAGTAGTAGGATCTTTAGCTACAGCTTTCTTTACAGCACCAAAACTTAATCTTTTAAAATAATGATTTCTACTAATTGCTTGTATAAATGTTTCGGAGTTATTGCTTTCAATACCTGCAAACATTAACATTTTTATTTCGTCTTGTACACCAAATGCTGGGTCACCGTATCGATAAATTTTCTCAGGTTCAAAAATAGAGTAATCTGAAATAAAGTTATTCCAAATATCTCTCTTAGATCTTTTCTGATATGCTTTAAAATATAAGTTACTATAGATAATATCTGCTTGTGTTTGAACTGTAATTTGAAATGTCTTAGCAGTTTCTGAATAATTGAGAATGTCTCTAGCTTCAATTACAAATGTATACACTCTGTCAAATGATGTTAAATTACTATCAAACGTTGTTGTTGTGTAGTCGCGAGCAGAACTTCCGTCCCAGTTGTAAAATCGTGTAATACCTGATACAGTTTCGGTACCGATCTGATTTACTTTGCCGTAGATTTCCCCAGTTGGAAGTAGTTGTAACCCGGGAGGAAGGTCTCCTGATCTAAGAGAATATAAAATATTTTTTCCACCTAGTTTAGATATTGCTTCAACATAAAGCATACTGTCTTTATTAGGACTAATTGATCCAATGTCTCTGTTAGATATCCATTCAATACCGCTTTCAATTTCACCTAGTACCTGTAGGCTAAATGTTCTTGGTGTTGATACTGCGACACCGTTGTCATAGGTGTTAACGGCACTAACTGTAAATCTATAATCTTTTGTTACTCTTGGTTGGTACGGTAAATTGCCTACTAACTCTCCAGTGATAGTGTCTAATGTTAGACCTGGCGGAAGTATACTGTCGTTACCAAAGATTATTTCAGCACCTTCAATAACACGCTCTCCAAGGCTAGGATCAAATGTAATGCCGTATCGAGCAGAGTAGCCGCTGATCTTTTCTACGTTGGTAATGGTGTATGTTCCAAGACTACTGTCTAGAAAATTATATACAGTTGCTACCGCAAATTTTTGATTTCTTCTTGGAATACCTGTAGTCCCGGATAATGCGGGAATTATATCTATTTCGATATAATCTGTTTCGTCACGAAAAATTTTAACAGTTTTACCACTAAACTCTGGATTAATTGTTTCGTATCGATACGAAATGTATCCTGGCATCGACGGAGGATCAAACACATCGAGGTATACTGTTACATAATTATTAGCACGTCTGATGCCCAAATTTGGTTCAGTGATCCAAATAGGCTTTCTTATGTAGGTATTGTCAGCACGGAATATACCTGTGCCAACTTGCATTATAGTGTTGTCTGATCGTAGGAAATCTTCGCTGACTACATAAATTTGAAACGATCGACGATCTTCAAATAGTCCGTCGGTGGCTACTACTGTAAATTGATAGTATCTGGTTAGTCTTCTTGGAAATCCAGTTTCATCAAAGTAGTCGAATGTTCTTTCGTCAAATGTAAAACTGTCAAAACCGTTGATTGGTCTAGTGCCTAGATCGTATGGTTCAGAATCAAAGAGATTTAAATCATAGTTACCACTGTAAATTTTATATTCTAATGCAAATATAGGATCAGTGAAGCCTGTTATTCTGCCGGACTTTGATAGCGATAGTCCAGGAGGTAATTCTCCGCCGTTGTAGGGAACATAATATTCAATAGTGTCACCGGCCGGAATATCTGGATCTAGAGCAACAAGTTGAAAATCTACCTTGTCATTGTCTAACACAAAGAAAGTAGAATTTGGTCCAACTGGTAATAGGCCTTCGCTGGTTACCCAACGTGGATCGTCATACCCTTCAACGGAGATACTAAATGTTTGATCTTTACTTTCTACTCCGTCACTAGCTCTAATAACAAATCTACTAGTAGTTGGTTTTGTGACCTCTAACGGAGTACCTAAGATTTCATTGTTTTCTAATCTTAGACCTTTGGGTAGTGTGCCTGCCTGTAACGAGAATGTTATAGGACCCTGAGTTGACGAGGCAAGTAATTGTATAGCTTGCCTGTCTCTTTCATTTATAGTGCCCAGAGATCCCGGGGGAGTTATCCAAGACAGTGCCATTCATAATTCCTTAGAATGTTGCTACCACTACTGGTGTTCTAACCCAAATATCAGTGGTCCCGTCCCAATTTGCTATACAGAAATAAATGTAATTTGCATTGGCAAATACCATTCCTGGTTTGTCACCGTTAAGACCTTTTGATGTAACAGGTGCTACATCTCTAAATGTAACACTCGGAGTTGACGATGATGGATTATAAAATTTAACAGTTTGACCTGACAAGTTGCCTGACGGTGTAAACAAAGCAGTTGCAGTTACTGTGCCCCCTACAACGGTACTAACAGTTATCTCGCTAGTTCCGTTTAGATAAAATTTAGCTCCAGGTTTAATACCTGACCCAGATGTAACGGTAAAATTAGTTGTGGAAACACCGTCGGCAACATCTGCACTTAGTGTTGTGCTAACTTCAACATTATTTGAAATACCACCCCATGCTGAAATTTTATTGTTTTCTGATCGCAAGTGTCGATCAGCAATGTTAATACCATCGGCTAAGTGTAACACTGTAAATCTTGCTTCTCTAGTGCCAATTCGATATGTTCCGTCAAGATATGGAATAACCTCAATAACTGTGCCATCGGTATTAATAATGTTTTCCGACGCATCAACAAGTCTAGTTGAATTTTGACCAAATACAGAACCAGAAAGGTCACCTATTATATCAGCAGGAATAGTAAGCCCACTGCCGGCTAATCTAGTATCAAAAATCACAGTACCATCAGAATTAGTAACAGCTCCAATGAATGTTCCTGTTACAACACCATCTAGATTACCGTTGACATTACCAAGCACGTTACCAATAACGTTTCCGGTATGTGTACCAGCAGTATTACCTGTTACATTAGCAAATACTGGTCCTACAATTCTGCCTGACGTAGAATCAACCAATAATGTTGAGTTATCGGCAAACACAGAACCTGTAACATCACCAGAGTGATAACCGGTGGTGTTTCCGCTGACAGTGGTTGCTTCTATAACATTGGCATATAGGGTATTCCATTTTTTACTAGCTGTTCCTAAATCGTAGGTATTATCAACATCAGGAACAATATTAGAAATTATTTCTGCTTTAAATTCAACCGCATCGGCATTGTTGTTACCTAATGTAATAGTACCGTCCGATGTTATATTTCCAGTAGCATGAATATTACCCGCAACGTCAACGTCACCAGTAATATCAATGTTGCCTGTGCCTGTAATGTCGTTACCGTTGAGAACTATATCGTCGATAATTTCACGACCACTGGCCAATAATTTGCCGCCTACGATAGCGCCATCACCAATATAAATTGCCTTTAGATTAATATCGTATACCAGCTCACCAACGAGTGGTGTATACGTTAATCTTTCAGCTGTTGTTCCTCTTTTTAATCTTAGAGCCATTTATAATTCTCCGTTAAAACGTGCCGAGATCTATTTCTAGATCAGTTGGGGTTAAGATAGTCCCCATATCAAAGTCAGTGTTAGAAACAATAAATTGTAGAGCATTGTTGAATACATTTGTATAAGTTCCAAAATCAAATGAATACAACGCACTCACTGATTCAAAACCATTATAGCCCCAAAGGTCTCCGCTAAAGTTATTAGCAGTTATGTTTCCGTTAATTGTTATATTACCAGTACCGATAATATCGTTTGTGTTTAAATCTAAGTCTTGTAAAAGAATATTTCCTACAGGATCTGTGTTAATTGTAATAGTTTTACCATTGACCGCCAACGAAGTGTTAACACCACCTATTAGAGTTAGCGTAGTATCAGAGGTATCTGCTCCAACAATAATACTAGCTTCGGGAACTGAAACTTTAGTAAACACATTTTGTAACGGACTAGAAATGGTAACATCATTTAAGTTTTCTGTTACAACTATGTTAGCTGATCCTTTAATTGATCTAAATTCTAATCTATCAGCATCTGCTTCGGGAGGTATTGTTACGGTCCCACTAGTATTTGATTTTCTTTTATAAACGGCAGCGCCGTCACCTAGGCTTCGACCTGATAACACCAGTTCGCTGTTTAAGGATAATAAGCTGTTATTAACCTTTTGAAAAGCCGTGCGTAGATCGTCACCGAGCCCGTCGTTAACTAAATTTCCTAAGTTTACTGTTTCTATAGCCATAATCTTTGTTTCTCTCTAATATTTATCCGCGTCTTCTAATACGTAGCCGAGGATATATGTTGCCTGTAGTTGGACGCAGATCGTAGCTAACGTCTGGAAAAGCTGTGCCTTGTTGTACTCTTTCTACTGGGAAATACAGATATTTGTTTACACTATCTCTAATATTTGTATAATCACCATGGTTTCCGTTGGTAGTTCCTATCTGGCCTGTTTTAGTATTGGCAATTAAATAATTGTATAATTCTTGTGAGGTATAGTTAGGATATCTGCTCATCATACAAGCAATTACTCCCGCTACCTGCGGGCTGGCCATACTAGTACCTGATATTGATCCTATTTTAAAAACAGAATTTCTTGGGTCATTAGCCAGTGAAATACCAAACTCAGAAGCTGCTGTAGAATTAAAAACAGACGATATTATATTTTGCCCAGGTGCCCAGATATCTATCCTATCACCATAATTGCTGAAATTTATTTTGTATTCTTGGGTAGAAGTACCTAACGCACCCACGCAAATAGCACCTTCTGCTGCTCCTGGACTAGAACCGTTGGAATGATAAAGCACCCCGCCGTCAAACACATTATTATTATAATCTGGATGAGTTGGGTCGTTGGTCATATTCCAATAACTGTTACCAGCTGATGCTACTACGATAATTCCGTCTTCAACCGCATCAATTACATCGGCATCTAACGCATAGTTTCTTGCTGGTGTTCTAAACAGATATGTCCCACCCGGCACAGGAACCCCATTGTTTTCTAACTGAATTTTTTTAGCTGCGGTAGATAAACCAGTTAGGTCAGTGGTTGCTTCTCGATATGTTACACTAGTAATAGCACTTAGAGAAATGTTACCATAACTATATCCCCAGCTGTTATTAGTCACAGTGGGATTTCTACGTCCAGTGATTGGGTTAATTGGTTTGCTGTTGTGCCATGCTCTAATAAAATCAAACAGATACACTGCCCATCCGTCTGGTTGAGGAAATGGACTGTAATTAAATTCCATATAGTATATGTTAGATTTTCTAGCCCACCCCTGAGTATTACCTGCAACTGTCCCTGCTACGTGTGTACCATGATTACTGGTAAAACTAGTGTAACTGTATGTTCCTAACCCGCTTAATCCAACAGCCGCCTGATGTTGAAACCAGTTGTATTGAATAACTCTAGTGCCGCCCGTGCCGTCTTCGTTGACGGCAAACTCGGGATGGTTAGGGTTTATATGAGCATCTACGATTACAACATCTACATGCTCTCCTGCTGAATCAGTAGTTATGGAAGTTTGTAATTCGTTAAAAAGTCCATTGCTGCCCCAATTGTCAGTTTGAACTCCATTAACAATTCTAGCCAATCCCCAATTCTTATCAGTGGATTGAACAGCAGTACTCTTTTCAAATTTTCCAGTCTGCTGCCAATGTGAAATGGGGATCATGCCAAGATCTCTAGGCAATCTAGAAACTGCTAATACTCGAGGATCATTTTTTAATAAATCTGCTTCTTGTTCTGTGAGATAGTAATGTGTATTTCTGCTGATATGTCTTCTGCTGGCCACAGCTACAGCACGATCAGGAATATATAAATCACCACCAGGAGTTTCCATGTCGTCATAGAAATTAGGTAGATCTTCTCTATTGTTAAGAGTCACTATATATTCATAACGATCTATTTCAGACATGTTAAGCCTCTAATTTTATTAAAGATAGTGTAACAGTAACAGTGCCAGTGACAGCGTTGGTATTAGTTACCCTTACATAAATGTCAGACGTAGGAATAGTTTCATCATTAAATCCAACAATACTTGGCGATATCAAAACTGGATTAGTTCCGTCAGTTATGGCCTCGGCTATAACTCCTGAACCAGGTAATGGATCGTCAGTAATCAGTCTTGAAGTATCGGCGGATCTAGCAGCTTGTGATGTATACACCCGGACCCACGCAGATCTGTTTGTTAATATTTTTAACAAAGCATAACTTTTAAAACCTACTAAAGTTAAATTTTCTGAAGCGTTGGTTGCTAAACTTCCGGTAGTATTAACAGCAGTTATTCTACTTTCTAAAGCTGCTCCAAGAAGACTATCAACATCAGATAACTGATTAATATCTGTTGGTATTTCGTTGTCAACATAGGTTTTTACAGCTAATTTAGTAGCCAGTGTGGAATTATCATTATCTACACCAAATGTAGTATCTGTACTAATATTGTCAACGGATACTCCGGAATCTAATTCTATAGAAGTAATTGACAACGCACTAGGAACAGCTGGATTAACACCGCCAATAGTTGAACCTAATGGTAAATCTACAATACCGCCTGTAGAAGTAATTACAGCAGTTCCAATATGTAATCCAGTTGAACTTACATAAATGTTATCCCACTTTTTTGAACTAGAACCCAGGTCGTGATCTTCATCAAGGTTTGGGATTAAACTAGACCCGAGTGATGTTAAGTCAACCCCCGAACCGCCAATACTGAGATATAATTCAGTAAAGTTGTCATTGATCTTGGCAAAGATTGATTCGGTCTCTCCGCCAAATTTTTCCCAAGTTACTGGGGGTGCTATTGATAATGTTCTCTGTGCCATTCTTATAATCTCCCTACAGCAACTTCTATCGAACCAATATGATCGCTGTCATAATTTTGTAATGCTTTACCGATAATGGTGCCAGGTTGCGCGACCTCGCCTGCTGACACAGCAACTCCTGTGATTGAACTTGTGATCATTAAATCACCTTTTTGTACTTTGCCTACTACCTTACATGGAACACGACCTTGAAGTGCCACACATGTTCTTGTACCTTCTAAGCCTTGATTCATCACGTATGCTGGATTAGTTGTTACAACGCCAGCTACTCTTGTAGTACCTTGTTTGCTTGACGCACGAACTTCAGCATCACCGCCAAATTCTAACACAGTACCAGGAGCATATTCCTTGTCTGATGAATACCACTCTGCTAAGTCGGCCCAAGTAGCTTGGAATGTCGCCCCAGCATCTAATGACCACGCACCTTGAATAGTAGCACCTGCTCCGCTGGCAGCTTTTAAAATTCCGTTACCAAGATATATTGTACCAGAACCACCAGTAGCGTCATAGAATCTATGCTCATTAGCATAATAGTCGGTGTGTTTGTTTGTATTACTGTTACCATCAACAATAACAATACCGTTACCACCATTGCCATTTCTCAGCACAGTCTTGTAGGCATTGTCGCCAGTAGCTTCTATAGCTCTCTGTAAAACAGTAGCAGTAGTGCTATTGATAGTCATCCTAATACCGTTAGGATTTGATACCTCTGAAGGAGCAGTAACAATAGTAATATTACCGTTGGACAGTAAACTATTAACAGTTACAGCATTAGCACTGAAATTACCATCAGCATCTCTTCTTATTAAAGCATTTCCGCTATTAGCAGAACTATAGCTAATTGATGTGAAGCTGTCGTCGCCTGGATCATTGCTTAAATCGATCCTAGCCAATATACCTTCTAACGGTACATCAAACTTAGATAATCCAAAACCGTCTCTTATAATAGTTCTAGCATCAATAGGCACCGGTTGTCCGACTACGCTGCCTGCTGTTGGTAAAGCACGTCTACCTAGTAGTTTAGTGCCACCGCCGGAATATGATGTTTCGTCTGTGGCATCATACACTGCAGGATCAATATACGCAAGTTTATCAAATGTAACACCGGTTGTTGTACTGGCCGATGATCGCAGTTGTAAGAAACCGTTAGCCGATACCTGAAATTCTGTTGTCTTAGCACCGCTAAGTAGTCCAGGCTCTCTTACTTTAGCATTACCACTGAGCACACCTGTTAAACCTGTAATAGGAATATCAAAAGTGTTTGTAGTAACACCTACAGCCTTCCAGCGTTTGTTAATACCAGTTAGTGTTCCTGTAGTTTCACCTAAGATCTCAATACTGTCATTTTCTGTAATACCGTGACCGTTGGCGGTAAATCTAGTAAAGCCAGATGGAACTCCAGTGGTTGTATATGCTGTGATTGTAAATCCATCAGCAGCAGTATCGCGAATATAATTTAGCTGAAGTTTATGTTGTAAAATTGCAGCATTGTAGTTTATGTCGTCGTTAACTATAACGTTATCGTTGATAGTTGAAACAACAAACGGATCGTTAGGTGTTGTAGTGTTTAAAGTAAATGTCAACGCACCAGTCATTGTAGCATGACTAAACTGACTGTCAGTGCCAGTAAATGCTAGAATATCAGCTCTTTGAATTGCATAGGTTGGTGATCCTTCTGCCGGTCTCCAGTATTCCGGACTATCTTCTAGGTTACCTAATCTCATATAGAACTTAGGCACTGCTTCGGTATCACCTACAGCACCTTTTCTTGGAGCAGGCAAGTTACGTAAAGTATTGCCGTCCATCTCAATGGTACCCTTAACTGCTAGGGAGCCGTCAAGTGCTAGGTAACCTGGACCTCTTAGACCGTCAGTTACTCGAACGCCAAAGTGGTTAAGACCTAAACGTTTGTCAATATAACTTCTAATAGCATACTCTGTTGGAACAGCTTGTGGGTCAGCAGCACCCTCACCGCCCATGGTAATGTCGTTGGTAAATTCAAAAATCTCATTACCAGAACGTAACTTGAGAGAGTCAATACCTTTCAAATCAATCTTAGCATCAAGTGTAAGTTTACCAGTACCTTGGTCAACAGCAAAGAAGTCACCAACTTTGAAGTTACCGTTTTGATCAGTACTTACATAGAACACACGACCTGTTGTTACTTCAACTACTTGTGCTTCGACATCGGGTTCGTTAGCTGGTTCTCCAAAAATGTTACTTGGGTAGTTAGTATCGGCATATGAACCAGTACCAATGTCTAAGAAGTCATGACCTGTTGCTCGCATTGTAGAAATATTAACAGTAACAGTACCGGTTGCCCCTGCTCTAATACCAGCATCAAATGACACATTGGTGCCGTTTGCTTCTAGTGGCGAATATGTTAATCCACCTAGTACATCCATGGTAGTGGCAGATCCTAACGCACTTGAGTTGACAGGAGTAGTTAACTCTTCGTCTAAGTACAGTTGTAATTCCATTCTAACTTGTGTAGCAATACCTCTAGATATAATCGCTTCGGTAATATCGCCGCTTCCGCCTACGTCGTTGACAGTTATGAGAACATCGTTCTTGGGAGTTGCGCCACCTAGACTTGTGCCTAATATTCTAATAGTATCACCAATGTCGTAGCCTGTACCTGCAGCATTAATCGCAATACCTGCGTAACTGATACTGTTGGTTCTAGTGATTGTAAATGTTGCGCTGCTACCACCTCCAGTTGCTGGGAACACATTAGTACCGCTGAGTGGCCCGTGTGTTACATTGCTGATTACGTTTTTAACATAGAAGTTAGTGCTGTTGATTTTTACTCTTCGAGCATTTGATAGATTGTGATCTGTGGTAGTGGCAACTTGAGCAGGTAATGATCCTGTAACTGATATTGTATAAGTTCTAGATTCCGCTAACGGGTTAGTAATGTTTTTAAAACTAATAACACCGAATATATTATTAGGATCTAGATTGTTAACTTGGTAATCAGTTATCTCGTACATAGAATCTTGATAACCAAATATCATTCCGCCAGTGCCTGTAGTTGATCCATCATAGATAGTAGCGCCAGTAGTTTGGAAAACAACACGTTTAGAATCCCTAAAGTTCAACGCCTGTATAATAACGCTATTATCACCAACTTCACCAAACCCTGTTGGCACATCAAACGCTTCAGTATCTTTTAGAATGGTCAGTTTAACATATTGATAACCATCTCGAGTTGTAATAATTTGATCACTGGCGCCAGCGTCTGGTTCGTCGTATTGGTTAAAGCTCAATAGTCGAATTGCTGTACCTGTGTTTTCATCAAATATCAAAGCAGTAGAAGGACGTACCGCTACAACTTCTTCTTTGTCTCCCAACACAAATTCTTCGTTGCTTCTAACAACGACCGGCTTTCCTGGTTTAACATACACAGCAAGACCAGAATTAGCTGCTACAGTACTCAATTGTAGTTTAGCAACTCCAATAGGTAATCCAGAAATAGTAACGGTTTCAGCAACATATGATCGTTGACCAACGGTAGTTAATGTATAAACAGTACCGTCACCGTTGCCAGTTCCTACTGTAGTAAACTGATCGCCAACAGCATAAACAATTCCGATGGTGTCGGCAATGGCGTTCCAGTCAGTAGTACCTAGCGTAGCAATTTCGTATCTAGTACCTAGTACTACTGAAGCTGCTGGATTAATAGTATCTGTGCGATCACCTGAGTGATCAATATCAACAATACATCCTGATCTAGGAAGATAGCTATAATTTGTAATCCAGATAGTAGCACCGTTACGGTCATTTTCAATTTCTAATGGTATGTTTTCATATGCTTCAGCAATCTGAACCATTGGGAATTTTAAGAATATCGTATCTGGAATTTCGTTAGGATCATTGCCTTCAGCTTTAAGACCAAATACTCCATGTGCTGATGAACCGTTTAGTGATCGAATCTGAGAACCGTTCAATGAATAAAACGCAGTATAGCAGTAATATGTGAACACAGACACTTGTTCACTCAGGCCGTTGTTATTACAGAATATACCGTAGCCCATGTCGTTAACTTGTGTAAAGTCGTTACCTAGCATAGATTTATTACCAGCTGTGCTGAGTACTACTTTACCAACAACGTTTTCTAAGAACGCCAATACAGCAGTCTTGATTGCTTCTTTAGCAGCAATTACTTCAGTTCTAGCTGCCAATAAGTTAGCATCTTGACCTATAATAGTTGGTAATACTTCTGTAACCGGTGTGTCATAGTCCTCGTCGGCAACATAGTCAATTAAGATATCTGTGAGGGTCTGTAAAGTAGTTCCCTCTGTGGCAGTAGCCGCAGGATTGCTAGTATTTTGTGTTAAGATATTACTAGATGATTTAGTCCATGAAACGGTATCGTTTTGTACAACATAGAATAGCACCGTTCTTAATCTTGTGAAAGCAGATGCGGTGATTACTTCTTGATCCGGTACAAAACTTTCTCCATCTCTATAATATGTTTCACCATTATTTTTAGTCTGACTATTGCCACCGTAAAGCAAATCGTAGATCATACCATCTAATAGATAAGCTACGTCGCGAGCACACTTGACTGTGTCATATTCAAAAGTAGGATTAGTATCAGTTACGTATGCGACTATTTCTGTCTTAATAAAATCTCTATTGGCTACTAACACATTAACTGCTTTGTCTTTATTAGAACCAACTAATACACCTGCCGGTAACGGGTATGTTACTGCAGGAGCAGCCCCAACACCATTTCTTATAATGTCTTTAATTATTTCAAATCTATTTGAATAAGCACTTCTAGCTGCTGAATAGATACTTTCTGGAATTAATGCCAACGCTTCAACTTCTGCTTTGGTAATGCCGTTGATAGTAGGTTGTTTCTGTTCGTCAATAACCACGCTGGAATACGATCTTAGATATGATAGCCCGGCTTTAACTGATTGATAGTTAGACCCTAATACCATATCGTAGTTAACAGCATCTAAGATTAGACCAACGTCTCGAGCACACTTGGCTTGATTAAACAAACCGTCACCGTAATATGGAGTGTCTAATACACACTCGTATTGAGGATATATTCCAGGCACGCCGGCTGTTTCGCCACTAATTAATGTAGTGATATAATCTCTACCAGTGTTAATTGCTGCCTCAACACCGGAGTCAGTGATATCAATAACCACTAGTTCGGGATCAGTGACTTGAAAGTATTCTAAGGTATGTGTTGTACCGCTGCCTGTGCCAACGATGTTTAATTCAATCGCTGTACTAACACCTTTTTCTTTTGCAATTAACAGCGGTAAGTTTTCTACAAGTTGAATGTTATCACCATCAACTACGTATACATAAAAAACAAAATCGTTTATGTCGGCAATTGGATCTCCATTCTCGTCGTCAAGGTTATCTACAACAATAGAATTACCGCCGCCACTGCTGTATTTTATTCTAGATCCACTTTTGAATCCGTGATCTAAAATTGTAATAGTATTAGATGTTAAATCAATGTTTGAGCTAGGATTGAAAGACTTAGTGGTTCTAACTAATCCACCTAACAATTCATTCTTAACAATTCGTTTGGCTAGTATCGCAGCGTATTCAATACCGTCGATTGTTTCTGCCAACTGACTGGTTGGTCCAGCATCTGGAATAATCCTAATGCCTTGTTGGTAATAGGCATATCCGGCACGTACCGAATTATTGAAATCGCCAAATATATCAATAGACCATGCATCGATAATATATCCAACGTCTCTATAACAGGTGTCTCTATCGTAGTTTAGTGTTGGGTAAAGAGCATCTAGGTAAGCAATAGTTTCGGCTTGAATAATTTCTTTATTGGCCTGTAATAAATTCTTAGCCTTGTAAATTGATTCGCCATATTCAATAATATTAGCAATAAGATCAAATGCCTGTTCTACTACTGCTTGAGCATCGCCACCGTTTGGGTATGCTGGCAAAAATGTTTGATCTACAGTGCCAACTCGAGCATAATCGATATCTTGAGTAATAGCAGCAACAGCAACTTCTTTAGCCTTGACAATAGCTGCTACGGTTTCAGCGACCTGGCCCGACACAACAGTATTACCGCCCACAAAGTAAAGTCGAGCAGCTTCAGTACTGTTTAAAAATCCACCAAAGATGACATCATCAACAACCGCATCAACGAGCAGTCCAACATCGCGAAAACACTTTTCAGCGTTAAAATCTAAATTTGGAAACTCTCCGTTAACAAAAGAAACTGTTTCTGTTTGAATAAATCTTCTGTTTCTTTCTAGTAAAATTTTAGCATCAAATAAATTTGTTTCAACTCTATTTGCCAGTGTTATTCGATACAGTTGATCGTTAACATCAAATGATGTTGGTAAGTTAGGTTCACGAAGCAAACCGCCAATGATTACTTTTTCATATTCTTTAAAAGTTGTAGGATCTGATGGGATATAAGCAGGATCACTAGGATCTACTTCTCGTTGTCCTAGTAAAACACCTTCTAGATTTCCAGAAAATCCGTCAATGTACATACCACCAGCAAATTGCTTTTCGTTAATACTCTTAGAAAAGCTAGTTCCTGTTTGGAAGTATGGTGACTTAGATAAAATTTGTCCATTCGGATCAAGTACCATAACAAAGCCGCCGTGTCCTTGGAAAGAAATTTCCGAAGCACGAGTAGCATCGTTACATAATAATACATCCATCTGGTCGTTGTTTTTTGGTTGACTTGAATAGTCTAATGGATCTGTTAGGTACTGATATCCATATTCAAAATCGGTTACACGTAGACCGTCAACAACTCTGTCTCTTCTAAAGAACACTCTAGCCCAAGGTGATTGGCTGACGCCTGGCTTAGGTCGAACAATGCTTCGACGTAGGTCATCGCCACGCAGCGTGACGTTTTCTGCAAGTCTCAACGGATAGTTTTCGTAATATATGCCTGTTTCAACATGAATGGTAATTTGAATATTTCTAGTTAGGTCAGCATATTTTAAACTTTCTCCAATTTGGAAAACACCATTTAAAATTTCAATTTCAAAAATTTCATTACCATCTTCATCGAGTGATCCATCGTGTTGAACAATTCTTGCCAACGCACCTGAGGTTTCGCCTCGTATTGCTTGACCTTCTCGAATATCATCTAAGAAATCTGTATTAAGTCTCTCAGTAGTAATTAACAATCTTGGTAAAAATACATTAACTGATGGAATACTGGTATATCCAACACCCGGTTTAGATACTGTGATTTCTTTGATCTCTCCGCCAATTTCTGTAATAAATGCCTCACTACCACTACCGCCACCACCTATAAAAATTACCGAAGCAGAAGTATACCCTTCGCCAGTGTCTGTAACATCAATCTGAGTTACTTTCCAACGTGCACGTATACGAGCAGTACCTGAACCAGATCCACCAGACAATAGTAAAAAATCGTTGTCTACGTGGCTAGCAGGTAAAATACTGTAGACACCGTTTTGTTTTACTCCGTCGGCGTCTTCATTGATTGCTAATTGTAAAATAGATCCAGCAAAGTCAACGGCAATAACTCTAAACTGTGTTTCCTGTCCTAAGAAAGTTCCACCAACCGGTGTAAGAATGTCATCTTTCTGATATCCAGTACCGGCAATAAGAATCTGTAAAGCTGAGCCAACTTCGTCAATGCCCATTCTAGCTTGTGCGGTACAACCAAGTCCTGAAAGTTCTGATTCTTCAACAGATACAATTTCACATATTTTTGTTCCGTTAGCATAGGTTAATATCTTTTGATACGGTCCTAGCTCTAACGGAGCATTGTTTACTAGTTCTTCAGCTACTTCGCAGGCCTTTTGAACGCTGCCAAATGCTGTGGCTTCTGATCTTCCTATTTGATTTTGTGGAATATCTGTACGTTCATCTTGGCCTAGTGGGCTTACATAAATGTTATACTGGCTGATAAATGTTTTACTGTCAACATAGGCTTTGGTAGCAGCAACAAGACCGTTATATTCTAGGTCGTCTGATTCAACAGGGTTTCTAGATAGTACTAATGGGCCACGCATTACTCCCCAATCGGGTCTAGCACTACCGCTGACATCTTCAGAATCAGTTCCGTCTAAACTAAGTTTAGTATCGGTGTAGCCTTTGGTAGCAGCATCGGTATCTTCTGTAGCTTCACTTAGGTTAGTTAGTCGTTTAAAGTTAGCATTTAAGTTAGTTTGTAATGTTGGATCAGGGTCGTTGATCAATGCTGATGCTAGAGAACTTAACCGAATTTGACCAGGAAAACTTTGGTTAACAATAATAGTTTCAGAACCTACTAGTTCTTTAAAAACAATTTGTTCGCCTTCGGCATCAACAACTAACAGTCTATTATTGTCAGCAGTTCTGTACTCTTTTAACACTCTATCTTTTTCAACATCAGCTAGACCAATAAAGGACAGTTTTCCGCCCTGGCCTAGGATAGCATATAGTTCTGTGAAGTTTTGGTTGACTTTTTGGAACGAGTCGCGAATACTATCGCCTGTACCGTCATTACCTTCAATACCGATATTAATTTCTTTTCTTGACATTAGGGAACTCCGTTGAATACCTTATAATTGATATTTAGCCCAAAATTTTGTAAGCCGAATGTAAATAACTTTATGTTCTTAAAGAAAGAAATTCGTACACTGGAATATATACGCACTAGCAAACTTGGTGTGGAACATTCGTATACACGGTCTAAAACTGTGGCTTTGTTTCGCTGTGATAATTGTAACGATACATTTGAAAGAGATCTAAAGCAAATAGATTATCGTAGACTAAGCAACAACTATTTTCACGTTTGCTCTAATTGCGATGCTAAACGATTTGCTAAAAGGAAAGCAGTGGAACGTAAAGCTATATGGGATATGCCTGCTAGTTCTACACTGCCTGTGGGGAAAAATTAGTGCTCACTTCAGTAGCGTTTGGGCACGACTCCTACTAACTACAGCCCAGCAGCCGGGCACACCTTCGGTAACTAGTACCGGTCCTAAGGTAGGTGTTCTATACTCGAAATGATTCGCCACAACCACAGCGATCACGTTCGTTGGGATTGATAAATTCAAATCCCTCGTTGAGTCCTTTTTTAACCCAATCTACAGTTAATCCGTTTAGATACACAGAATCTTTTAGACTTACCCTAACAACAAAATCTGGATAGACAATATTGTTGTCGCTTGGGTCAAACTTATCGTCTCTTATATATTCTAGCACATAGGCCATTCCGCTACACCCTGTGGTTTTAACACCTATTCGGATGCCCCTACTTGCCTTTTGTTGCAACAAGGTTTTTACTTTGGCTACTGCCTGTTCAGTTAGTGTGATCATGTTTGCTCTTGTAGTCTGATACAGCGGCCTTGATAGCATCTTCTGCTAGAATTGAACAATGGATCTTAACTGTAGGTAGTGCTAGTTCTGTGGCGATTTCGGAGTTTTTGATTGTTCCTGCTTCGTCAAGGGTTTTGCCTTTGAGCCACTCTGTGACAAGACTCGAACTCGCGATAGCCGATCCACAGCCATACGTTTTAAATTTCGCATCTGTAATAATACCTGTATCATGATCTACCTTTATTTGTAGTTTCATTACATCACCGCAAGCAGGAGCACCAACCATGCCCGTTCCTACAGTGTCGTCTATTTCTAATTTGCCCACATTTCTTGGGTTTTCGTAATGATCTATTACTTTGTCTGAATAAGCCATTTTTACATATCCCTCATGATATTTACCATATAAATAACCCACAAGGAGATTAACCATGCTTGGATTTATTAAAAAACTTTTTAGTGGCACACCTGTTGAAACAAAAACAGAAGTACCATATAAAGTAGAAGTGCCTGCCCCAGTAGCAGAAGTTAAACCAGTAGTAGCTGAAGATTCAACAACAAATAATGTTAAACCAACTGCTCCGGCTAAACCACCTGCTCCAAAAGCACCGGCAAAAAAAGCTGCTCCTCAAAAAGCAGCAGCTGGAAAGAAATCAGGTCGTAAACCGAAAGCTAAGTAATCTGCTTGGCCTGTTCGTAAAGTGCAAACGATGCTAGATTTTTAGCCTTGCTTTCGCACATGATATCGAACTGATCTCTAAAACTCAGTGCCCATTCATTCGATGCTGTATTCCAGTAAAAGTTTGAATGTGCTCTGAGTTTTGCTTTTTTATGTCCGCTTTCTAGTAGCGGCCAAAGATCGGGGCGGAGGTGTTGGGGATGGCCAATAAGATGCTCTTCCCGTGATAGACTATAGTGTATGACAGGGCGAACACCACGCCAACTATCAATAACCCTTTTAACACGATCGTCAGTAGTTTCAATGTATTCTCCAGTTTTAATCCAATGGTGATGTATGTCTAACACTAGGGCACAGTCGTTGACAAGATCAATGCTGTCTTCAATACCCCAGGTCATTTCGTCGTTTTCGATAGTCAGTGTGTTACGTGCTTCGGGACTCATCCGTGCCAGAGCACTACGGATACCGCTGGGACCTTGTCTACCTGAGATATGAACATTGATCTTAAAATCTTGAAACGTTTTACCATACCCCATCCAACGAGCCATGTCCACATGATATTCAAACTCCTCTATTGATCGATTTACAATATCTGGACTAGCACTAGCCAGCACAGTAAACTGGCCAGGATGCATAGATAGCCGAACGTTTTTCTCACGAGCAATATCTCCGACTCGTTTAAATTCTCTTTCGCAATAGGCTCGCACATCGGGATTCCGCCAATACCCGCCCCAAGTTGGCTCAGTGTAGACAGGAAGGATATCGCTACTGAGTCGTACCATTCTAAGACTTTCATCTTGTTCTCCTACTAGAGAAACAAGTTTACGCACTGCTTCGATGTTACCTACCATTAGGTCCCATAGTTTTTGTTCCGCAACATCTCTAGTCTGTCTATTTAACCATGCTACAGTAGTACTACCTGTGTTATATTGTTTACAGTTATCCTTTTGTTTGATACCGTCAATTTGACTAGGACCATCAATCCACTTACAGGCAAAGCCTATGCGTTTAATCATTAGTGTACCGCCGCCTTTTCATTTACTGTACATTCGATTACCCAATTATTAAACTCGGTAAACTTGTTTACTTCTACACCTAACCCAACAGCTTCGTTAACAAAATGCTGTAACAGCGCATTGTAGAGTTCGTCGGGCATAGTGTCTTTGTCAAACTTGATTTTCATCTTTGGCTTTCGCTGAAATAACATTGGCAATACGGAAGGAACGCCATTCCTTTTTGTCCAAACACCAAACACTCATCACGTCTGGGTTTTGTTTCTTTTCTTTCTTTGCTACAGGAAAGTCAATTGGGTTGTCTGTGTTAGTTTCGTGTACAGGCACAGGCGGAAGTAATGCTTCGTTGAGTGTACAAGGCATTGATCGCACTTCACCGTTTACTTTGGTAAATTCTACCACACACTCTCCAGTGTGTAGCAGTTCGGATAATTGTTCGCGTGTAATTGTAGTCATAGTCTTATTATACTACCACTAGAGGAAAAAGTCAATATATACATTATGAAGTATGATCTCTATCCTCAATTTGGTGCGTTAAATAGTCCTCCAATCTTTGAAAGTTTTAAAATGGGTTTGTTAAAAGCCAATCAAGAAATCAGTCCGTTAGGCGGAACTGGTGATGTTGCAGTCATATGGAGTGTACTCTGGAACGGAAGAATGCGACAGAATAAAGGCATTTGGGACAGGTATAGAAATCAAGGCAAGCCTGTTATTGTTTTAGAAATTGGAAATTTAATTCGAAACAAGACATGGAAGATTGGAATAAACGGAATAAATCTAGGTTCTTACTTTAATCCGATTGGTAACAATAGTAGCAGAGCTGACCAATTAGGAATTTGTTTAAAAGAGTGGACTAACACGGGACAACACATTTTAATATGTGGCCAGCATGAAAACAGTCAACAGTGGAATAATCAGCCTCCAATGAACCTATGGGTGGAACAAACTATCAGTACATTAAAACAATACACTGATCGCCCAATTGTTTTTAGACCCCATCCTCGATACCCTGTACGACTACGGGGATCAGTAACAATTAACAACGATACATTTGATCGAGCATTACAACAGTCATGGGCAGTTGTTGGGTGGAATTCTAATCCGGGAATACAGGCAGTAATTAACGGTGTACCAGCGTTTGTGGGATCAGCTAGTCTAGCAGCACCTGTGGGAAACTTAGATTTAAAGTTAATTGAAAATCCCAGTAGACCAGAAAGACAACAGTGGTTGAACGATCTATGTTGGACAGAATGGACTCAAGAAGAAATGGAACAGGGAATACCGCAAAAACTTATTGCCAGTTATCTACAATAACTTGATCTAATACTTGATCTACTCTCGGGTGTCCGTGAAACGCTAATATACAACAGTCTACAGGAATTTCGGGGCTTCTAGTAGAAATGAATCTTGCTCTGGGACCAACTCCTGAAATTTCTTCTTTGGATCGTATTTCCCATTTGTAGCTTCTAATCCACGGGTCTGGGTAAAATGTTATATTGTCTTTATGTAGGTGCCAAATCCAATCTTGATCACCGTGAAACTTTCTCATGATGCCGTGATTTCTTTCCATGTCAGTCCATATATTGTAATACTGGCCAGCGGGCCATCGCATCACGGCACTGCCTAGTTTTTGATACGATTGTCGAAATACTCGCCCGACATCTCGAAGACCAAGAAATTTTCCAGGAAGATATTCGGTGAGCTGTGTAAAGTTTTTTACAATAACAGTATCTAAATCTAAAAATAAATTAGTATCGCCTGCTGGAAAATGGTCTGCTTTAAACACATACGGCTTCCACCACCACCCTGCTATAGCTGCTGTTGGAAGCATACGTATTTCAATGTCCGGATTAATATCAGTGATGTCATCTGTAAAGCAGACAAATCGATAGGGCACGTGGAGATGCCGACGAACCATGTTATATAGTTTGTTTACATATTCCGGTCCGTACTTGGTACCGTGTTTTAGACAAATCACATTTAACATTACCAATGCCTTATAACACCTGCGATAATAAACATGTTAGTGATGATGTAGCAAAGAACAATAACAGTACGAACAAGTGCTACACTATCAGCTTCCTGCTTAGTAGCACCTGCTTTTTCGCCTAGGGCTTTAGCCCATACTCTCCACGCAGTACGCATTAGCCTTCGTATGTTGCTGAATTACCAGCATGTTCGAATACTTCAACTGAACGAAGTTTAACACCAGCACCAACAGGATATCTAGCAATGAAAGATGCTTTGATAGACCCGTCGTTGTCTTTCAACTCCCATCTTTTACCTTGTTGAAAAGCAGTTAGAATCTCGTTCATTGTTCGATATGCTAGTTCAGCGAACTTTTCGCATCCGACTGCTTCTACAATACGTAGATCCAGTACGCCGCCTTCTGCTTGCTTGCCCAACTTGGCTAGTTCTTTGAACTTTTCTAGATGAGGGTCATCACTGCCCATTACAGTAGTGTGATCAAACTGCCATTCTGACCATTCTTTGAATGCTTTAAGTCCACCAAAGTCCATAACCCAGTTACGGTCATCTAGTGTCTCCGATTCGAAGATCAATTTAATTCCAATTGAGTATCCGTGTAGTAATGAGCAATGTGAATGAGTGCTTCTCCACTGTCTAAAACAGCATGAAAGTCCGCGGTCGTTGCCGTAAGTTTTTGTTGAAAGATATTTTGCCATCTCTAGTCTCCTTTATTAAGGTAGCAAGTTTGATGACGAGCAGAGTATTTAAAGTGGGATGAACGTCATGAAAGGCCACTATTGATACAGTTTACAGATTTTATTCTAGCTTGTCAAGTGATTTAAAAGAAACATTTGCCAAACACCAGCTGTCCGGTAATTGCCATTCAGCTAAGTTGTAAATTGTAAAGTACTTATCAGAGAAATGTGTGAACACCATTGAAACTTGATGTATCCAATATCTAGGATCGATAGCATGATGATCTACTGAATTATAATTGTTAGTTCCTTTGTAAAGATTGTTTATGTGTTTATCGTTACTCCATAAATCAAAACCAATTAATTCAATACGGTCTGCTAGCATGGCAGCTTTTAAAACAGCATACGGTCCACTACCCCAATGAAAAGGATCGTCAACTCTTGATGTGCCTTGGTACGGAAGTTGCGGAACTGGTAATACTTTAGACGAGTATTTAAATTCACCGATCCAATCTTGTCTAGTATAGACATTATCGGGACAGTTGGTGTGTTGTAGTGCTTCTCGAACCATTCTTCGATCAACACATACTAAATGATTAACAGGAAAATCTCTAACCACAGCATTACAGCCCACGGTTATACGATTAGAAAGATTTGTTAGATTGATGCCTGTACGGCTTTCACCGTTGCCGATTGCTATCGATATCATTAGCTAATGATACCGAATGGTCTCCAAGTTCCAGGACTGCCAGCTCTAGTACATACCCAACCCACTGGATGATTAGGTTTAGGATCAGTATTCCAAACAATGTCGCCGGAGTTGTAATTACCAGTTTCAGGTGCTTGTGATCCGTAGGTGTGTAGATGATTGTCAAACTTGATTGAACCATTAACATGGAGATCCACAGCAGGATCTGGACTGTTAACACCTACAGCAATTTTACCATGTACAAATACCTGTGTAGGTGGTGTATTTTTATTTCCAAGAGTAATATGACCGTTGTTGTGTAGTTGAACTCTAGAAGTGTTGTCTGTGACAAATGATAGATCTTGATAACCGTGGGTACCAAATACAGCCTTACCGTCAACAAAGTCGTGCTTTAGTTCAATGTTATTACCAAAGACAGAAAACTTGCCATTGGGTTCACCAATTCCAATATTTGCTCTTTCAGCAGATGAATTAAAGAACACAAAATTTGCGAGGTTTGAATCTCCCATTACTGTGAGATCTTTTAAAATACCAACTTCTCTTAATCTACTTTTAACAATACCTGGGCCTAATTCTTTTTCACTGATCACAACAGAATTATTAATTAGATAATTTTTGCCTGGTTGGAGATCGATATTTTCTGTAGAGAAAATACTGTCCTCACCTTTAAGAACAAACTGTTTAGTAGGACCAAGTCCAGTCCAAGCAAGACCTTTGCCGTAGATTGGATTATCGGGTGCGTGTTTAAATTCTAAACTAGAAGTTCTTTCTAATCTTAGATCAGATTTAATTTCAGATACTTCAATCCTTTTAGCTTTGATCGTTCCGGTAAATTCGGCACTCTCTGCTCTGATAGTTTTTTCTACCTTGAGATCGTTTAATACTGTGCCTACAGAAATACTGTCCATATAAACAGCATCGTCTTTGATTGTGATCTTAATTGAACCTGTGCTTTGATCTCGAATACCTGTGCTGGCAAAGTTTCGTATTGTGCCCTGACCTATTAGGTCCTGCGATATCGCCTGCTTTGGAATGCGTTTTAAGAAATCTGCGTAGTTAACTTCTACGTTTGCTCGCAGCACACCCGAAACTGTGAGATCTTTTAGCACAGTAATCTCATTGGCTACTAGACTGTCTTCAATAAAAACCCGACCTTTTAACGCTGGAATAGTAGCACTAGGTGCTTCTATGGTTCCGTTTTTAACGGACAACGTAGGCTGTGAAGCAGAATCATCTATGCCTGTACTGGAAAAACTTTTAATTTTACCACCTGCTATTTGATCTCCGGAAATACTGTTATAGGGTATTGCTTTGACAATTTCCTCTATTTTATCAGTTACTTCTTTGAAGTCAAATGGTGTGGCAGCTTTGGTTGCTTCAATGTTTTTAAGCATTTGCCCAAAGGATTCTATGGCTTGATCGATGTGGTTTTGTTTCATGGTATCAATATTTATACTATCCTAGGAACAATAAATACTGAGTAAAGGATAAATGATGCCGCTGATTAATACTTTTGATCCGTCTGTTGCTGTCAACACAGGCACGGATATTATAACAATAAATGGACACGGGTTTATAGACCGCCAGGGTGTAATATATCACACAGGCGGAGGAACCGCAGTAGGCGCACTTGTAGACGGTTACAAATACTACATAATTTCTGTGTCTATTAATACGTTTAAACTAGCTCTTACCGAAGAAAATGCCGGCGATAGCATAGCTGTTGATCTCTTATCAGTGGGCTCGGGCTCATTGCATTCGTTTGAAACATCTAACATTTATCCAAACAGTGCTGCTTACTACGACTTTTTTAGAAAAGTTCGACTGTTAGGCAACGGCACTGATCCGGGCGGCAATACTCTTGAAGCAGATTCTGTTCGCGACAATATGACCATTGTAGCAGGTGATAATATTGTATTTGAAAATATCAGCGAAGAACAAGATACTTTTACAATTTCCGGATCTGAATACGACTTTGAAGTGCCAGTGGGCACAACAGAATTGCGATTATACGGACGAGTTGGTCCTGTTATCACTGACGATCAAAGTATCCGATTCACAGTTGACCGCGGTATTAATATTACTCGTATCAGCGACACCGAACTACGATTTGAAGGGCTTGGCGTTACAGAAACTGATACACTTCATTCTGTAACAGAACGTGGAGCAATTACTTCTAACACCATATATCTTAACAATTTAGAAGTTGGTATAATTCAAAGCATACCTGGAGAGGATGGCATTACTAATTTTACGTCAACTGGAACCACAGGCGTATTCATTAACCTTACGGGTGATGGAACCCTAGATAGTCCAGGTGAGATTGATCTACCGTCAACATCGGAAACATCAAAAACTGTTTACGTAAATTTTACAACGCCAGTTTCTGGTACACTAACCTACTCCGCTTCCTATAAAGCAGAATCGGCCCTATCAACTGGATCAGTAATACTACAAAGAGAAACTCCTGGAAGTCCTGGAACGTGGGTAACTATTGATTCGGCATCAGGTACTACATCTCGATTTGCCTTTACAATTCAAAATATCTATGCTGAGCCTAACACAGGCCCAACTAATTTTAGAATTATCACATCCTGGACAGGACTGTCTACCGGTTATATAGATTTTCCAATCAATCTTCAGTTTGAAATCAGTCCGATCTACGTTAACGAAATGATTCGCACTGATACATCAGCTGGCGAATTATATCTTGGCCGCATTGATGGTGAAGTTTATCTACGAGGCGATATTAATATTCGTGATAGGATCAATACCGACGGATTGTATATCTATCAAAATGTCATACAAGGTACAAACTCCAACGGTGATGTAGTTATCGATCCGTCGGGCACCGGTGGTGTTGAACTTAGAACACAGATACTTAACACTGATCAAACTACATTTAACTTGCTAGATACCGTGGCAACAACAATAAATGTGTTTGGAGCTGCTACAGCTATCAACATGGGTGCCAATACAGGAACATTGACAATTGAAAATCCTATTGTGGTTGGCACAGTGGCTATTCAAGATTTATATAATACCAACGCATCAACAGTCAACGCATTTGGCGATGCTGCTACTCTAAACATTGGAGATAACAGCGGAACAGTAACCCTTCGCAATCCTACATTGGTTGGAACAGAAACTACACAGAATGTCTACGATACCGTAGCAACAACAGTTAATGCTTTTGGCACTGCTGCTACATTGAACATAGGTGAGGACAGCGGAACTGTAACTTTACGAAATCCTACTCTAGTAGGTACACAGACAACGCAGAATGTCTATAACTCAGTGGCCACAACAGTTAATGCGTTCGGAGCAGCTACTACAATAGACATAGGTGCTGCTACTGGAACAACTAATGTCAACAACAATTTAGTAGTTGATCTAGATCTAGAAATTAAAGGCGGTGACCTAACAACCGATCAGACAACATTTAATCTATTAAACACAACAGCAACCACAGTCAATGCCTTTGGTGCGGCTAACACTGCGATTATTGCTACTACTGCGTCGTCAATACAGTTAGGTAATTTTACCTTAAACGGCAGTGTGATCGATACTGACGATTCGTCCGGAATCACATTTGTTCCTACAGTAACATTAAACAGTGATCTTAATGTAGAAAACGACATTCGAGTGTTTCAGGATTTATTTGTAACTGGTAACACTCGAATAGCCCAAGACCTCTTTGTATCAAGAAATGCTTCGATAACAGGAACATTATCTGTTGGTGGAGATATTGTAGGAAGTTCTACATTAACTGTTAATAGTAATGCGGTATTCAATGCTGATGTTCAAATTAGAGGCGGCGATTTAACTACTAACCAAACAACGTTTAATCTATTAAACAATACCGCAACTACAGTTAATGCATTTGGTTCAGGAACAACAGTTAATATTGGTTCCGCTACAGGTACAACCACAGTTAATAATAATCTAACTGTAACTGGTAACCTAATAGTAAATGGCACTACAACAACCCTAAACACTACAACACTAGACGTTGAAGATTTGAATATTACTGTAGCTAAAGGTGCTCCTACTCCCGCAGCCGCAAACGGAGCAGGACTAACAGTCGAAGGACCAACAACATCAGCAACATTGACTTATGCGTCTGCTGATGACAGTTGGAATTTTAACAAACTATTAAAAGGAACTTCGTCTAGTTTTACCGGCAATTTACAAGTGGATGGAAATCTTACATTCGGTAGCGACGACACAGATAGTATTACATCTAATGCTTCCTTTGCTTCAGGAACTCAATTAAAATCTAGCAAAGGTATTAGCAATACCTTATCGTTGTCTGCGTATGATGTTGATGGTATAGCTTATACGAATTTAATAACACTCACAGCCAGCAATACTCCTACATTGACTTTGACATCGATTGGCGTAGGTACTATTAACAATATAAACATAGGTACTACTACACGAGCTACTGCTAACTTTACAACATTAGATGCTAATTCAACTG